TTTAATTTTAACCGCTGATAGTTTCTATTCATTTGAAAGCAATAATGAAATATAAAAACATAAAGACAGTAGTAAACGGAATAACCTTTGACAGTAAAAAGGAAGCTGCGTATTATGGGATCCTGAAACTAAAGCAAAAAGCTAAATTAATTGATAGTTTCCAGATGCAGGTTCGGTATGATCTAATAGTCAATGGCATAAAGATCGGTTTTTATAAAGCCGATTTTGTCACTTATAAGGCAGGAGTAGTCCTAGAGGTTATTGATGTTAAGTCTGAAATGACAAAGAAATTGCCGGTATATAGATTAAAGAAAAAATTGATCAAAGCGATTTACAAAATTGATATTATAGAAATTTAATACCTTTGATTTAAATTGCAGGCAAGGGGCAGGCAAATAATTTAGTGTAGCAGGCATAAAAATATGAAAGTAAAAATCTCACAAATAAAAGCTAACTCAAAGAATCCCAGAATAATAAAGGATGACAAATTTAAAAAGTTAGTCCAGTCAATCAGAGAGTTCCCGGAGATGTTAGAAAAGCGACCGCTGGTTTGCTTTACAGATATTGATAATAAGTATGTTGTTCTGGGAGGTAACATGAGGCTGAAGGCTTCGATTGAAGTAGGATTAAAGGAACTGCCTATTGTTTTGGCTGATGACTGGACACAAGAACAAAGAGATGAATTTTTGATTAAGGATAACGTAGGTTTTGGAGAATGGGATTGGGATCAGTTGGCTAATGAATGGGATTCAGAGAAGTTAACAGATTGGGGAATGGACGTATGGAAGTCTGAGCCAGATATTGATTATTCTATCTTGGATGATGATGATGTTTCAGATCAGCTGGATGATATGACTAACGGAGTAAAAAAAGCAATCCAGATTGAATTTGAAGCAGAGCATTATGAGGAGGCTTATGAATTAGTTAAGTTTTGGAGGGAACGTAAAGCCTACGTTGGCGGAATGATTATGGAACATTTAAAAGCTGAAAGAGAAAAGATATGAATTATAATGTTTATGTAATTTCAGCTGGTAGATATGATAAACTAAATTTTAATGCTGAACAAAAAAGTAAATATATATTTTGTGTAAAGAAAGGGGAAAAACACCTTTATAAAAAATACGGATGTAAAAATGTTTTTGAAACTGGTTCTTTAATGCAAAGCAGAAATGCTGCATTGGATATGGCTTTTAATGAAAATAAAATATGCGTTCAATTATCTGATGATTTAAAGAAAGTTACTACCAATAAAAACTTTTCTATAAAAAAACAAGTTGATTTAGATTTTGCAATATCAGAATTGGTAAATATTTTTAATAAAGTAGATGGCGTTTATTTAATGGGAATACCTCCAACTTCGAATGATTTTTTTGCTAAAAGTTTAATATCAAAAAACACTTTTTGCATAGGGGATATGTTGTTTATAAAACCAAACGATTTGAGGTTTGATACTTTATTAACATTAAAGGAAGATTATGATTATACACTGCAACATTTAGCAAAATATAAAAATTGTTTTCGTTATCAAAAATACCTATTTGAATTTGAGCATTACAAAAATAAAGGCGGTGCTGTAGATTATAGAACAGAACAAGAAGAACAAAAAAATATTAAAATTCTATTTGCTAAATGGAAAAATAAAATTAAACTTAATTCCAAACGAAAAAATGAAATATTGATATGAAGCGCATTGATTTAATAAAAGTAGAGCACAGTAACAAGATAGGGGACAGATGCGAATATATAGAACCAAACGTAACTGAGGATTGTGTATTTTACGCTGACGGAGAGCCAATAGGTTTTTATTTAACTAAGATGCCTGAGAAAATGTGTAGGCTAGCAGACTTAGCCAATGCAGAGTTTAGAACTAAAAACGTACCGAAGTCTTTATTAGAACGTAGCGACGTATACGCAAAGGTTTATAAAGAAGGTATGACTAGAAAACAAGCCATGGCAACAGGTACAGTTCAGATGTCAAGCATAATAGGTTCAATACCACCTAAACCACATATGCAAAGACCGTATCCTAGTATTAGTTCAGTTCATTCAAGCAAAACAGCACAAACATTCATCAAAGCGATGTTGATGTTAGTTAAAGAAAGCGAACAATTAATAAAAGAAATATTGCCTAACCAATATGCAAAACAATATGAATTATTTAATAAAGTTCTTGATAAATGGAAGTTTGGAAATTTATTTACAAGTTCTATTTCAAATTACAATATTTCAGCACCATTCCATCGTGATACTGGAAATATAGTTGGTGCAGTCAATGTAATAATTTGCAAGAAACATAACTCAAAAGGAGGTGACCTGCATATACCAGATTATGGAGCAACTATTGGTCAGCAAGATAATTCCATACTTGTTTACCCGGCATGGCGCAATGTCCATGGAGTTACTCCAATTATTCCAATACATGAGGGCGGTTATAGAAACAGTTTAATATTTTATCCGTTAAACGCATTTGTTGGATTAGATTAATGAAAAAACATACTAAATTATATTTAAAGTACTTTGGCTTTGATGAATCAGACTTTTTACCATGCGAGGTATGTGGAGATCAGGCAATAGATATACATCATATAGAATGCAGGGGAATGGGTGGAACTAAAGAGCCAGAGAATATTTATAATTTAATGGCAGTATGCAGAAAATGTCATGAGAAATTTGGAGATAAAAAAAGATATAAAGAGTTTTTAAAGGAGATACACAATGATTACAAGCAGGGAAGAGTCTTTAAAAAGAGGTGAAAATACCCAATTTAAAAAAGGAGTATCCGGGAATCCAAAAGGTGGCATAAGAAAAATACCACAATTAGATGTTTTATTAGCTGATGTATTAGGCGAGGAGAAGGATGGAATAGAAGCAGCAAAAGCAATTTTAATGGCATTACGTTCAAAAGCAGTAAAAGGCGATGTAAGAGCAGCGGAGGTTTTATTGGATCGTGCCTATGGTAAAGCATCGCAGAATTTAAAATTAGAAGGGGATATAAGTTTTACAGTTCCTGCTCCAAATGTTTACAATACTGCTCCGCCGTTATCACATTCAGAGAACGAAATAGAAGATGTTTAATTCTAGTCCAGTTTTTTATGAGAATTACGAGGCCAAAGAAAAGGTCCTAATTAACCAGGGTGGCACATCTTCCAGCAAGACCTACTCAATTATGCAACTGCTATTTTATAAAGCAGTCACAGAGCAAAGGTCAGTGATCACAGTAGCCGGTGAATCATTGCCAAACTTGCGCAAGGGTGCGTACCGGGATGCGGAGAATATCTTTGCAGATAACAAATACCTGCAATCGCAGTTAAAATTTTGGAATAGAACTGAAAGAATTATCTATTTTAAGAATGGATCTCTAATTGAGTTTGTATCTTTTGAGAATGAACAGTCAGCTAAGAATGGTAAGCGTGACTATTTATTTGTGAATGAGGCTAATGGTATAAGCTACCAGATCTATTGGCAGTTAGCCATTAGGACTAAGAATCAAATTTATATAGACTACAATCCTACCAATGAGTTTTGGGCGCATACTAAGTTAATTGGTCAGCCAGATACAAAGCTAATCATATCAGATCATCGCCATAATCCATTTATATCTAAGGATGATCATGATAGAATTGAAGCGATAAAAGACTTAGACTTAGAACTATGGCGAGTATATGCCAGAGGTTTAACTGGTAAGATTGAGGGCGTTATCTTTAGGAACTGGGCCATATGTGAACGGATCCCAGAGGATGCGGAACTAATCAGCTATGGCATTGACTTTGGTTTTACGAATGATCCAACGGGCATAATAGAGGTTTATAAATCAGGCGGTGAGTTATGGGTAAATGAGATGTGTTATGAGACCAGGCTAACTAATATGGATATATGCAGGAAGCTGCGAGAATTTGGAGTAACGGAGGATCAGGAGATTATAGCAGATAGCGCAGAGCCTAAATCTATTCAAGAAATCTATGCTGAAGGTTTTAACATTCATGGCGCAATGAAAGGGCCAGACAGTATCAAGCAAGGCATTGACATTCTTAAAAGATATAAAATAAATATTACCGCAAATAGCCATAACTTTAAAAAGGAATTATTTAGTTACATTTGGAAAAAAGATAAGACAGGCAGGATGCTTAATGAGCCTATTGATTCTTTTAACCACTTGATAGATCCGTTACGTTATGTGGCATTAAATAAGTTAGCATCTAAAATTAAACAAGAATATTCATTTGATTGGAACTAAAATGGGCGTATTTTCTAAAATATTCAAAGCTGATATAGAGAAGGCAGCTACCACTCAGCTAGAGGCTTTAATGCCAGGACTTCAGCAACAAATTACTGCAAACCTTTACAACCAGAATGTTTTTGGCTGGATAGGTAATAATCAGGTAATAGTTGACTTTGAGGATAAGGTAAAGTTTGTTGAGGAAGGATTTAAGAAAAACGCTGACATCTATACCTGCATTGATATTATCTCTAAGAAAATAGCAGAGTGCGCCTATGGACTTTATGAGGTTAAAGATGGCGTTACTAAAAAGCATTTAAAGGTTTATGAGAATATGTCTTTAGCTGAGGGCCCAGCTGCTAAGATGCGGACCTTGCAACTTAAAGAGCAGATGTTTAACCAAGTAGAAAGCAATCCTATTCTTGACCTATTAGCCAAGCCTAATCCTCAGCAAACTTATGAGGAATGGATGACCGATCTAGCAGGGTTCTTTCTATGTACAGGCGATGGTTATATCTTTGGGAATGGTAAAGATCCTGCAATGACCGAGAAACAAATTTGGTCTCAGTTATATTCTTTGCCTAGCCAGTTTATTGAGATTATCTCTGGCGGAATGTTTGAGCCAATTAAAGGTTATCAGATGCGCTCGGTTTATATGACAGAAGTTCCAATCCCTGCAAATCAGGTTGTGCATTTTAAATCCTTTAATCCAGACTTTACACTAACCGGTGCGCAGTTATATGGCCAATCACCAATTAAAGCTATTTACCGAAATGTGCTAAAAGAGAATGAAGGTGATACTGAACTATTAAAGCAGATCCGCAATGGTGGCGCTTATGGTTTTATTTCACCAGATGGACCGGGTGCAAGTTTGACAAAAGATCAAATGAATGTGCTAAAGGAGAAATTTATTGAAGCAAAGCGCGGCGAGACTTTAATGGATCGTATATTCCCGAGTTCCGGACCTTTGAAATGGACACAAATAGGCATGCCATCAACTGATCTGCAGTTAATCGAATCGCTAAACATTGATACTAAAAAGATATATGCAGCGTTTCACGTTCCTATTCAGTTCTCAGGTAGCGAGGCCGCATCAACGGACAACAACATGGGTTGGGCCTCTAAGCAGTTAATTTATAACGCAACTGCTCCACTATCTCGCAAGATTAGAGATGCCATCAATAAGTTTGTGTGCGAACCATATGCCAAAGCCTACGGAAAGAAATACTACTTTGATTTTGATTTTAGTAGCTACCCGGAGATGCAAGAGGACATGGCTAAGCTAACAACATGGTTGGCTAACTCCTATTGGATTACTCCTGATGAAAAACGTATTGCTCAGGGATATGATAAGATTAGCACTCCAGAGATGGGTAACATTTACGTTCCGGCTAATCTAGTTCCGATTGAGGAATTGTCTTTAGATCAGGCGTATAACAATGCAACCATAAATGGCAAGTAGTGTTAAATATCATAAAACATATTTAAAGCTGCATAAAGAGTATGAGGCTTATGCTTATCCTATCATTAAGAAGGCATTAGATAATCAGACAGGTGTAGTTGCGGATTTTGTTAATGAGGATAACTTTGATAATATTGAATTATACATTCAATTCCTAGTTCAGCAAAAACCTTTGTATGCGGGATTAGAAAAGATTTATACAAAGGTTGGCGTATCAGCTGCGACATTTTCTTACGATTGGATTCGCAATTCAGTACCTAAAACCAAAAAGGATTTTATTATAGATTTCTTTAATGCCGCGTGGTATGAGGAGATGGTAAATTACTTTAGACTTATTGGAGGTACTAAAGTTACAGGCATTGATCAAACCACTATGGATAAGGTCAAGACTTTATTAGCTAATATTTTAGGACAAAATTTGTCCAGACGAGAACAGGCAAAGCTATTTGAGCAATCATTAAACGATCCTGCATTTAACAGAGCAAGATCATTAGTTATAGCAAGAACAGAAGCTACAACTGCGGCAAACTTTGGAATAAACATGGGTGCAGAGAGTTCTGATTATGAGGTGCAAAAGTTTTGGATTAATACCAGAGAGCCTGGCAGAACTAGACCATCACATCTGGCAATGACAAGAGATCGTATAGCATTAAATCAGCCATTTATGGTTGGCGGCGTTCCAATGATGTATCCAGGCGAGGTTGGCGCACCAGCTGCGGAGGTTGTTAATTGCCGTTGCGTAATGGCTACCGAGGCCGTAAAGGATGCAGATGGATTGCCGATACTAAAACCGAGAACTGCTCCTTATATAAAGAAAGCCAAAACCTATACTGATTATCCACAAGCTGCAACTAATAATGCTAAACGTGCCTTGAAATGGGTTGAAGCAAACGGCTGGGGCGAATGTGGTACACCAGTTGGCAAAGCTAGGGCCAGACAGTTGGCTAATAGAGAACCTTTGTCAAGAGATACGATTGCTAGAATGGCATCATTTAAAAGACATCAACAACATGCAGATGTTCCATATTCTGAGGGTTGCGGCGGTTTAATGTGGGATGCATGGGGCGGAACGGCAGGTGTTGAATGGGCAATTAGAAAATTAAATGAAATTGATAATGAATAAAAGTATATTTACATAAATTTTTTAATCATGAAAGGATTATTAGAATATAAAAACTTTAAAGCCGAGATTAAGGACATGGATTCTGAAAGGATGACTGTCACCGGCTACTTTGCTAGTTTTGGGAATATGGATTATGATGATGATATTATCATGCCCGGCGCAGCGACAAAGACAATTGCAGAACGTGGTCCTATGGGATCCAATGAGATATTCTTTTTAAATCAGCATAACTGGTCACAACCTCATGGAAAGCCAATGGTATTAGAGGCTCAGGAAAAAGGTATTTACTTTGAGAGTTCTATTGCACCTACTTCATACGGAAAGGATGCTATGATTCTTTATGCAGAAGGTATTGTAGTTCAGCACTCTATTGGGTTTAGTACGATTAAGTCAGACTATGATCAAAAGACTGGGACAAGAATTATCAAAGAGATTAAATTATATGAAGGATCTAACGTAACTTTGGGTGCTAATCCGGAAACTCCATTTACAGGATTTAAATCTTTGACAATGGCAGAGATTAACGATCAGATTGGTAAAATGATTAAGCTACTAAAAGATGGTAGCTTAACGGATGAGGGTTTCGGTAGATTAGAAATTGCATTAAAGCAGTTTCAGTTGGAAGCCTTCAATTTAGGTAAAAATTCACTATTAGATAAAGAGCCGGGCAAATCCACTCCTAAAACTGATGAGCCGAATATATTAACAGGTTTAATTAACGTCTTAAAAAATTAGAAATGGACAATTTAGAATTAAAGGCTCAGGAGTTGCTAGATGCAAACAAAGCCAAAACAATAGATGAAGCAAAGACTATCATCGCTAACGCTATCAGCGAAGCTACAAAGGCAGCTGATTTAAAGCTAGAAGATTTGCAAAAATCTACAAATGTTAAATTTGATGAAATGGACAAAGCATTGCTTGAAGCGAAATCAGAAGCTAACAGAATGAAAATTGAAGCTAAAGAAGCAAAGCCAGTATCTTTTAATCAGGCATTTGCTACTGCAATGGATGAGAACTCTGATAATTTGGAGAAATTCCGTAGAAAAGAGATCAAACAGTTTGCAATGGAGTTAAAGACTGTTGGCGATATGTCATTGTCTAACATTACTGACCTTGCTGCTGCAAACGTTCAGATGCTACCGGGTATCATCCCAGCTGCGCCGCGTAAGTTGCACATCAGATCATTACTTCCTACTGGAGTTATGACTACATCTGCTATTCACTACTTGCAAGAAACAGGTTCTGAAGGATCAGTTGCTGCATGGGCAGATAATTCAGGAAGCAAATCTCAAATTGATTACGATTTGACAGAAGAAGTTGCACCATCTGAGTTTATTGCAGGTTATCTTCGCATAACTCGCAAGGCGCTTGATGATATCTCTGCTATGCGTTCTTATCTTCAAAGCCGGTTACTAGAGCAGTATCTTGATGCTGAGGATAATCAATTACTTAACGGATCTGGAGTATCTCCAAATCTAGGTGGTTTGATTACCAATGCTGAGGCTTACTCAGGTTTCCGTACTATCCAAGTTGAGAAATTGGTTG